AGTTTAATCCAATCGAACGAATACTTGATAAAAGAATGTCGTCTTTTTTAGCATTTAAAATTACCCTATCGGCATTACCTATAAGTTGAGAGTCTTTAAAACTATTGGTTTCTTCAGGAGCTTCATCGTACGAATCCCTTTTAGTATTCGATAATGTAATAGGTATAATTTGATTAGAAGTTAAATAGAAAGACGAAGGGTCATTATCTACATCCTCGTTAATAAATTCGAATCCGTTTTCACCTTGATTGTTATTAGTAATCCCGTTACTTAAAAAAATAAAAGGGGTATTTTTATTATCGTCTGTGGCAAAAGGATTTTTAGCTGAATGACCTCCTGAGAGTCTGATACTGGTTCCTAGCTTACCTTGCATTATAGTATCCCCTGGGTAAGGCTGTATAGGAGCTATATTAGGTAAAAAGTCCATTCCGTTGCCTACATTTACCGCGTCAGGTTCAGTATCGTCGTATACAGGGTAAAGGTTTATATGAGGATGATTCCATAAAGAGACTACAGTTAAATAATAATCTCTATCAAATTTACCACCATCAGCCAAGTCTTTATCAGGACCTTTTACAATATAAACTATTTCATTTTTTAAAGGATAAGTATTCAGGTTAGGGTTAAAAGGAAAAGCTTCTCCTGAATATACTTCTTCCCCTGATTCTGAAGTATCTATAGATTCATCAACCGGTCTATATAGTATCATTCCAATACTATCAGGGCCGTTGAATCGATCATAATCGGGATGAGTATCGTCCATTATAATATCAATTACTCTTCCTATTATTACTCCCGAACCTCCTGGGGTATCTAAGCTTACAGTTTCGCTTTGTGGATTAAATACCATCTTTATCTTCTAAATCTTCTTTTTTAACGTCTAATTCTTGTTTAGTCTCTTCTGATTCTTCTAATAGCTCTTGTAATTCGGAAAAATCAAACAACTCACCGTCACCTCCTTTTTCTTTTGCTACTTCTAGTCTTTGTACTATAGTAGCAAGTTTAATAAGAGCTTCATCGTTTTTTACACCTATTTCCATATACTCTTTAATCATTGGAACTAGTAGTGTAGCATCTCCTATGTTTTCTATAAGAGGTTTGAGTTCTCCTATTAAACCTTTTATTTGACCTCTAGTTTCTTTAGAGTTGTCATATATTTCGTTAAACAGGTCAGAAAGAGATTTACCTTTAAAGATTTCTTTGTCAGTACTCATAAGTTTTATTTATAAATAGATTTAAAGTACTTTTGTTCTAATTAAATCTAATGATATGTATTTATCGTACATAACGTAAAACTCATCTTTTAACTTATTTACTACTTTAGTTAGGTGTGGAGTTTCACAATCGGTCATCTCTCTAATATAGATATATAACGCCTTTTTCTTAAAAATATCTAGATCTCTTCTCTTTTGAAATATGGTAAGAATAGCATCAGCTATTTTCATTTCACTCTCTTTAGTAAAAACCGTATCTAACTTATCGTACATTTCTTGAACGTATAGATCTAAAAAATAACTTAAAGTAATTGTGTTTTCACTATCGAAATTAGAAGGGTCGTTATATGAATCATCTTCAGCTTCTGTAAAGCTTCCTATTTTTTTTAGTTTTTTATAATTTTTATTGTTGTAGTTAATTAACCATCTTTTTACTATAGTACCGAAGTATGAATAAGCTTTAGCTCCGTTATTTTTATCAAACTTCATAATCTTTTCTTCTAAAAGCATAGACACTATTTCATGTTTTAAGTCCTCTATCTTGTCTACATCAGTATAGTAGAACTTAAAAGTATGAATTATATTTTCAGCAAGTTTATAAAAAGGGAGGTAGATGTGTTCCGTAAAGATTTTATTACGGTATTCGTTGTCTGTAGATTCGTTGTATTTGTTTATATAGTCTTCGGTCTCGGAAGTAAAGTAGTTAGCTTTGGATCTCTTTCTGGGCATAGTTGTCGGATAGTTGGTACTGGTCAAAATTCTCCTGTACCTTTTTTAAATTATCAAAAAAATAACCGACCTCATCATCTGATTGAAATACCCCTTTTTCGTCTAGATTTTTTAGGTGCTTTTGTGAATCTTTAATTAGATTCGAAATATTATTCATGTAGTTTGCTTGTTCCACTGTAATATCTTCATATTTTTCTACTTTTCTAAGTAGGTTTATAATAATATAAGATAAAATAATTGTAATTCCAACTAAAATTCCGGAAATTATGTATAAAGTTGTAGGATTTAAGTCCATATTATAAATTTTTAAGTAGATTATTTAATCCATTAGAGGAGTTTACTCGTTTTCCGCTAGTAGATTTAGTTTTTTTTACTTTAGGTATTGTATTTCCTCCGTTTCTTTTCCAAATATCGTACTCTACCTTCGAAGCTAAGAAGTCAGCAGTATGTAAAACCGATATAATAGATGTTTTTTGTCGAGAAGATTCAACGTTACTGAAGAAATACGCCTCATTAGCTTTATCAAACACGCCATCATGCAGTCTTATACCTAAAAATTCTTTTTGACTCATAGGAATACCGAACTTCTGTAGTATAAAGAGGGATCTATCGGGTATCAGCATAAAATCTAAGTCGGGATTATACTGATACATCTCAGATAACTTATCTTGACGCCATTTATCGGTCTGAGGTAAGTAATTAGGTTGTTCTCCATCACCTAATTTACCTAAATCGTGAAAAAGAGCAGCAAATACCAGTTCCTCTTCGGTATAATCGGTCGTACCTCCCATTTTTTGGTATAATCTGTGTTGCTCTACAGCATACTGCACTACTCTATTAACATGATCTACATATCCTCCGGCAAAAGCGTTATGAAACCACTTTCTACCGCTGGCAGGAGACATAACGTAGGTTTCTTCCATGTGTTTAATCATAGATTTAATAGAATCTTTACGATCACCGATGTAGGTATCGATAATTTTAAGATGCTTCTGGTAGTTAGCTTGAATTTGCTCTGGAGTTAAGGACATAGTATACCTTTTTATTAAGTTATTATATTTTATTATTATTATTTAGTAATATTATAAATTATTTATTATTAATTATAATTAAAATAATTACTTATATTGAAGATATTAAAAATAATGCAGAAAGGCAACTATTCTATAATATATTTTTCAATATAATGATCTTTGACTACCGATTCCATACCTGCATCCCATAATACTTTCATATAAACAGTAAGAGTGTCTCCTTCTAACGATGGTGGAATAGGTCCAACCGTACGTTTTGTAGTAAACTCTTGGTTATGATCATCGGAAAAGTATACTCTTGTATCGTTTTGCACTATTGGAAATACCATTCCTTGAAACTGGTCAAGGTATACTATCGTATCTCGAACAGGTATAGGGAAACCATAGTAAGTTTCAAGACCTTGGTAAGGGTTATACAATGGAATAGTGAACGCTAATGAATCTCCTATAGTATAATAAGTATCCGTATCAAATTCTGCTGATACTACGGGTTGATCATTGTAGTAAAAGTGCGGAATAGTACGACTTGCATGTGCATCTATAGTAAAGTAAGGGAGATATTCACTATCCCACTCAAGATCTACGTGTGTATAACCGTTATCATCTTTATAGTATTGAGATGTAATATATGCATTACATTCTCCCGTCTCACATACCGAAAGGTTTAAAGCTTCGGGTTGGCAAGAGGTAAGAGTTATAATAAAACCTATGATGGCCGCCGCGCGAAACGCGCGAAAGTTGCCCCGAGAATTTCTATACATATTATTTATTTTTATTTTCCCAGTGTAATCTAAAAGTATTAACTTCAGACTCGACTTTACCTTCTCTCCAGATATTTAGTTCAGACATAGCCTCTCCTACATTCATAGGTAAACCTTTCTTTTTCTTATCTAATAGGAAGTCTAATAGTTTATTTTCCATAACCTTAATTTTATACTTAAATATACGAAAAAAAAGTCAGTTAAGCAACTATTTTATAAGATTTTTTATATATTCGTCTATAAGTAGATTCTTATATTTTAAGATCTTAGCGCATTTCTCGTAATGTTCAATGCCTTGAAAGTAATCTATAAGCTCATCTAAAGAGTCGCAGACGTTCTTATTATCAAAGCTATCACCTATAGTATAGATGGATTCCAGTTTACTTATATCTATGCGCTCGAGGTATCTATAGAGTTTATTGTAGAATTTAAATTTAACGGTAGGCTGGACTT